GCACGCCGGTACCCGCCCCGCGGCCACCTGGGCACGACAGAAGGGCGCCAAAGGACGTGGTGCCGCCGTTCCCGCCTGCCGTGGTTGGCCCGCCTGCACTTCCTCCTGCCCCCACCGTTACGGTCACGCCGGAGAAACCAGAGAGATAACGGGCCTTCGCATAAGCTCCATTACTGCCAGGAGCCGAAAGGCCGCTCTGGGAAGCATTTGTGGCCGGCGCTCCACCGCTGCCACCGCCAGCGCCGACCGCTTCGACCACCACGGATTTTGTGCCGGCAGTAGGCGTGTAGGTGCCTGAGGCGGTGAAGATCTGGACATTGAGCAGGCGGCCGGCGGAGAAATCCTGCCATCCAGCGCCGCCAGTATCAGGGTTAGTGCTGTTGTTATCCGTGATGCAAAGCCACGTACCAGAGCCATCAGCCTTCTGCAGAGTGGCACCTTTCGGGTAGCCACCGATGGCTGCAGCGAACGCTGCATCGAAGGTGAATTGTCCGCCCGCGGATTGCCATTTCTGGATAGCGGTTATGGCATTGAGGATGCCGTTCATATCCGTGCCGAACGGCGGAACACCACCTGCAACAATGGGCGTGCGAGTCAGCGGCGGAAAACCGTCGGTATACGATGCCCGTCCATCAGTCACGCCAATCTGCGATGCAACGGGAATAGTCTGTTTATCGCCATCATCAGCGAACGGCTTCTGGATCTTGCCGGGTACGTTACTAGCTTGCATAGATGACTCCGCCTTCTCCGAGGAAAACGCCTTGGTCGAATGGTTGTCCGCCGGCTTCTGCGAAGCCGAAAGTGGTAGATGGATCGAGTTGAAGGATGATGCTCAGTGCCACGCCTGCCGGTCTGGCTATGGCACCAGAGCGCAGGATGATTGCGGCATCGACTGCCGAAAGATCGAACTCGAACACGAAGCGCATTCCCATGCCGCCCGTATCCTGGACGTAACAACGCCCCTTGCTACCGAAGATGAAGCGGAGCATCCGGTTCATTGACGGTGCTGTGCAGTCGGAGATGTTCGACATGGCCTTCAGCAGGATCAGTTGCCGATAGGCTTCATCCGATAGAGCGTAGGTTTGCGTGGGTAGTGGGCCGTCATAGAACGGTGCCTGGTCGAACGGCTGAACACCGGTTGATGCCGTAGCCTCGGTGAAGGCCTCGTCGAAGCCGAAATAGGTGGCAGCCTGATCGACTTGCAACAGGCGCGAGACATTGACGATCCTCCCCCAGATGTCGAGACCGAAACCCTGCGCCGTGGCCACGTTCCACACGACGTCGTAGAACGCATCGATATCTGCCGATGGATCGATGCTTTCGTTGAAGTATTCGAGCAACCCGGTAATTGTTGGGCTGTTCGCATACTGCGCCAGGAAGGTATCCCGATACTTGTTCATACCAGGAGCACCTGAATGTTGGAGCTATCGAGCGTCGGGCGCTGGTCAATCCCGAAAGCCAGGGAAACGGCTGCAGCAGCAGACGTAAAGCCCATGGTGATCGATTCGATGTTGACGTTGGCATTCACCGCGGCGACGCCTGCGTAATAGCGCCCGGCATAGATGGTCGACCCGATCCGTGCCCTACTTCCGCCATCCGCACCGTTGAACGAGTTCACAACCGCAGTACGCACCAGGTCGACGATGTTGGCTGGAAGCAACGGATCGGTGGCGATCTGGATCTTGAAGAAGGCCGGAGTCGCATCTGGCGTCTTCCAGGTCACGGTGTACTGCGGGTAGGGCTTCTCGTAGCCCTCCGAATCCTCGATGACATAGCTGGTGTCGCCGTTGTAGTTGCAGCCCAGCGACTTCTTGCCCCAGATCGCTGCGGCGATATCTGCTGCTGCGCCGCCGACCACGGCGACATACACAGAATGGGGAGCCAGTGGGTAGTTAGTGGCTCCGTAGTTCACCGTCGTCCCCGCAGGGTTGTCGACCACGAAGGCATCGAGGACATCCGCTACAGCCAGTACGCGGCCGAGGATGCTCTGCGGGGAATTCACCCCGTTTGCCGCGACGGAAAGCTTGCGACGAGCCTCGAAATCGGCACGCGACTCGACGTCAGTCCCCAGCGTTCCGGCGGCGAGGTTTTCCACGCGATCCCAGCCAGGGACTGCGGAGTAGATCTTCGCCAGGTTGCCGATCGGACAAGCGATAGGTCCAGTAGTCGAGTTCTGGAAGTCCACATCCACTGAACCACTGGCCGGGATCGTTGCATCGGCCAGGCTGAAATAGATGTAGCCGTTGGTGTCCTGAGCGGCAGAGCCTGCGGGAATCACAGTACCTACAAGACCAGTGCAGGTGCCAGTCACCACAGTTCCCGAGGCAGCAATGCGCTCAAGGAAGTAGATGCGGCCGATCGCATCCTGCCAGCGGCCATCAGCCTTGTCTGGGTCGACGTTGTTGACGACCTCGGCAATCTGGCCGTTCTTGTCGCCGATAATGGCGGTCGTGGTCTGAGCAATCTGCCCTTGAGGGGTGGTCAAGCCCGGGTTTACGCCGCCACCGAAGGCCTGGTTGATGTCGGCCTGAACACCGGTGAGGATGTCCGTTTCCTGCGGCAACGTGATGCCGTTGGCATCGATTACCACGCTGGGGACGTTGCTAGTCATTAGAACGAAACTCCCGATTCCTGTCCGTCGGTGTCGATGATCTGGATTTGCCCGGTCAGGCCGCGATCAGTGAACGAAACGGCGATGGTCTTGACCTGCGCCACCTTGGGAACCGTCAAAGCCGCCACCTCGATCTTCTTCTTGATGAGGGAGATCGGCGGGTACTTGCCGAGGATCTGCTGCCAGTACGGAAGGCCTTGGCTGGTGTCGTACCAGCACTCTCCGAGGAATGTCCGGACGGCGCTGGCCACATCCTGGGCGATGGCATAGGGTTCCATTGCCAGGGCGATGTTTCCCTCTCCATCCAGCACCAAATCCCATGCGCTGCGATCAAGTAGCAGTGTGCTTGCCATAACTTTTCCTGAGGAAGCACCAAAACCCCGCCGAGGCGAGGTTCTGATGAAGGGTTGTGCGCTAGTTAGGCAACAATCTTGCCGCTTGTGTTGAAACGCCCCTGATACAGCCGGCGAACTTCATCGCCACGCTTACGCATCAGCTCATGTAGATGAGGCTTTGCCTCGTAAAGGTGCGAGAACACGCTCAGAAGAAGCTCAGAACCGAGAGAGCTACTGGCTCGCTCGATACTCCCAATCCTCCCCATCAGATGCGCCAGCTGCGTCAGGATAATGTGCAGGCTTTGAATCTCATCGTCCTTAAGCTCCAAGCAAGCCAAGCTTTCGGCTTTGATCCATTCACCTTCTAAGGCATACGCCGCGATGAAGTTGCGAGCCGCATCCAGCTGCTCTGCCGGGATATCGGCAGCCGAGCGAACACCAAAGGCGGCATGCGTCTGCGACCAGATCTTCATGGTGGCACGGCGCTGTACCTTAGCCGGCAGCGAGGATACTTTGCCCTTGATCAACGAGCCCAGCATGTGGAAACCGTCAGTGCCGATGGTTTCGCCGATCAACGTAGCCATGCGGTTGCTGCTGTCTTCATAGCGGCCGTGCTTGCGGATCGCTGGAAGGACTTCGGCGGTCACCCACTTCTTGAAGCGTTTGGCTTCGGCCTTGCGGCTCCGAAGGATTGCCGAGTACAGACCAGACTCGTTGATGACCAGCATTTCTTGGTCGCCGCCAAGGGTGGGCACAATCTGCCTACCCTTTTCGTCATCATCCAGGTTGCGGGCCATATCCTTGGCTGTGAGGTACTGAAGAGCACTTGCCACATCGGCGGCAACGAACCACGGCTGATCGTCGATCAGCAGGGTACGAACTTCACGGGCTTCGAAACGGAACGGAATTATTTGTGCGGTTTGCATGGCAATCCCCTAGTCAGTTAGGGTTCGCCGCCGTCGTTACCAAGCGAGAGGGAGGCGAACCGTGCGCGGGTTGGTAAACCGGGGACGTAGGAACCCGGCAGCCCCGAAGGACTCCCACGCACGGTCCGCCGCAAAGCGGGCACAAAAAAACGCCTTACGGCGCCGTGCGCCTACGATCATTCCGGGTTACCAAGCCCGACCGCTGAATTTGCAGCGGCAGCATCAATATGCCTTTAGTATCCAAAATGGTCAAGTCGACTTGGCCAATTAGGCGCCGCAGCCCTTGAATGCAAATGGAAGCATTTCACCCTGAACCTTCTCTGGATCAACCACATTGGCATAGATTTTCTGCCCAACGACCTCTGTCTTGTACGGCAAGACTATTATCTGGCCGCCAAGCGAGACAAAGACTCTTCCGCTTCCTGTCTTTTTGAGAAAACCATCAGGCTCAAAGCTAACATTATCAATCACTATCTTCCCTTTGCAGCTATCCAATCGAGAAAGCGGAGCAGTGATTTTCTTAGCTGATTCAACCATCAAATCCTGGCTCTTACTCTTGAAATTCTCGTATCTTTCATAGGCTGAATAGCCACTATAGGCAGCACCAGCTATGGCTAGAAGAATTCCTGCATAGATGATCTTCGACACGACATATTCCTTTGCTAGCTAGTGCAGGAATCCTATCACAACGCCATGTTTAGGTAGGTGTTCCAGAGGTTCCGCTCCCCGGCGTGACACCGGTGTGACGGTGTGTCTTGTCGATCGAAACGCCATCGTTCTTCACTGTGCCGCCGTTCACTTCCAGGTTGCCGTTGATGGTGGTGTTGGCGTCGATCACCGCGGTGGGAGCCTGAATGTGCACCTGCATCGGCGATACCACTTCGATGCCGCTCTCACTGAAGCGAACATACTGCGCCGGTGCCGCGGCGATGATGCTGCCCAAGTAGACCGCATCGGCCGGATCGCTCTGCCGGCTTGAGCCTGGAGGCGCCTCGCCCTTCGAGGACTTCACGGCGCTGATGTCGCGGTCGCAAA